GCTTTAGCTTTAGCCCATAACTTTGGATGAGTCCTAGCCATTACCACTTCACCTTGTTAGCCCAGTAAGCAGCAGACAGGGGGCCCTTAGCAATGTTTCTACGGTGCCTAGCCTTAAAACTCTTACGTTTAGCTTTCATCTTTGCACCCTCACCTGACTTAGGTTTACCTGCAGTAGATGCGCCTTGCTCTCCAAATCGAATTGTCTTAATGGTGTCACCTGACTTAGCCACAACAACGTGTGATTTCGTAGCGTGATTAGGGGTTCTCTTAGGCTTATTAAACCCGGAGACCCCTGCCCTTTCTAATCGAGGGTCTTTTTTATTAGCCATTTTATTCTCCTACAATAAGTATTTAACACCTACGCTTATAAACCCAGCCATAGTAACCCACATAACTCTTTCAACCCAAAGGTTAGAGGCTACGCTTACTTCTAGTTTTCGGAGACGGAGCTCATGGTCATCCATGCGGCTTCGTGTTTCTAAGTACTTAGCTTCGAGTACTGATAGGGTCTTTAAGCTTTGTGCTATATCTTTAAGTGCAGATCTAACATCCTTCATGTCTTCTGACATGTTTTCCTGTTGGACCTTTAGGGTTGTCATTAACTCTGTAGTGCTGCCATCCATGGATTAACCCCCTTAGTCTTCTTCAGATTGAGATGCGACATAAGCTGCATAAGCTGCAACTACTTCGCTTGTGTGTACTGTTGAACAAATACCTTGAACTTCAGTAGACTCACCGCTGTAGTCGTCGCCTGCTGAAATTACTTTGCGGCTGTAGCTGCGGCTAATTTCAATATTATTTTCTTTGACTACAGTAGCTGTTCGAACTTGAACTGCTTTATAAGTTCCTACTACTTCAATTTTATCTTCGATTGTTTCTTTTGTTAAACTCATGTTTATCTCCTGTCCGTACTTAGAATCCACTAAGTATAATTAGTTTGCTATATAATTTATTTGTATAAATAAATCTGATACGCCAGCACCATTTTCATCAGCAGCTACTGCATTCCAATTTACAGTACCTAAACCACCAACATTAGTAGAATTACTTAACATCATATAGTTAAGATTTTCTGTAATTCTAGGCTGTATTGTGTTACCGTAATCAATGCTAGTGCTTTCCAGAGAACCAACAAATCGAAAAGATGGACTGAGGTCAGAAGGTGTAAAAGGCAACCCTGTAATATATATATTATTTCCTCCAGTCAATCCAGTTTTGCTTACATTAATCACTCGTAAAGTTAAATTAACCTGCCTTCCAATTTTCGTGTACACGCCTGAAGCGTTTGAAACCCCAGCTTGGTTGCCACCTGTAGTTGCATCTCTTAATTGTGCAGTAAAAGAGCCTTCTTCATAATCGTCTAAAAGATTTGGGCTGGTCGTACCGCCTAAATAAATACCATCAGTTGCAATGATTTTGCCAGCTACGTGTAGTGCTTGTGCTGGAGAAGTTGTACCAATACCTAAACGTCCATTGGGTGCATCCCACTTAACACCAACAGTGCTGCCATTATTTTTATAGAAGTTAAAGTCACCATCAGTAGCTACTCGGAATCTAAGCAGGTTGTTTGTGCCGTTATTAGATTTAAAGTCGATTGAACCGTGGCTAGTATTGTTTCGAACTGTAGTTACAAAAGAACCGCCTGCTTGTACTTGCTCAGTTTTTTGGTCTGTGCCGTCAGAGTCGTTAAACTGGATTCTAGGAGTTGAATCAGTCAGTGTAAGGTCGCCGCCGCTAATAAGACCAGTAGCCCCAAGCGTAGTAAAGTTACCTGCTGCGGCTGAAGAGCCACCAATAGTTGTGCCATCAATTGCACCGCCGTTAATATCAGCAGTAGCAATCGTACCAGTTGTAAACGTACCAGCAGCGGCTGTAGAGCCACCAATTACTACGTTGTCGGCTGTACCACCATTAATGTCAGTAGTAGTCAACACAGAGCTTCCAAGGGTTACAACGCCTGTAGAGTCTGCAATAGAGCCTGCGGAAGTACCGTCTTTAGCTTTAAGGTTTGTAGCTTCAATATTAGTTGTATCAACTGTTGTAGCGTTTAAAGTTGTTACAGTAGAAGTAGTGCCGTTAATAGTGGTAAACGTGCCTGCTGCGGCTGTAGAGCCACCGATAACTGTACCGTCAATTGCGCCGCCGTCAATATCTGGCGAATTAATATCAGGGGCAGTAAGAGTCTTGTTAGTAAGAGTCTGGGTGCCTGTCTTTGTAACTACAGTACTATCTATGTTAAGAGTTACATCACCTGTACTACCTCCATCGGATAGGCCAGTACCAGCAGTTACGCTAGTAATATCTCCTACGGGGACAGCACTAACCTGTGCGTCAACATAGACCTTTACAGATTGTTGAGAAGGCGCACGAGTAGCACTGTTAGTACTAAAGCTATCTTCGTCTATAATATTATTTGCAATTCTAGCATCTGCAAGGCTATTGAAACTAGCTAGGGATGCGTAGTCTGCAGAGGCTTCAACAGCCATAGTACCTAACCCAAGGTTAGTACGTGCAGTGCTTACGCTAGGAAGGTCTGCAAGGTTTTGTGCCTTAAGTAGTATAGTAGTGCTGTCAACTGCTGTTACTTGCCATGCAGATCCATTGTACACTTTCATAAGATTAGTGGTGGAGTTAAAGTATATAGCACCCACTAGCAAAGCATTACCATCATTGTCTAGAGTTGGGTCTGATGTTTTAGGACCTAAGTATCTATCATCAAAGTTATCATATATAGTACTAATACTTCCAAGAAAACCTGAACAGGCTGCTTGGGAAGCGGAAGCAGCAGTAGCTGAAGTAGCAGCATTAGTAGCTGAAGTAGCAGCATTAGTTTCTGCAGCGCTTAAATCAGATGCTGATTGAGCAGCCGCAACTTGTGAAGCAGCAGCAGCAGTAGCTGAAGTAGCAGCATTAGCCGCTGCAGTATTAGCCCCAGCAATCTCTCCTTTGTTGCCAGAACTAAAAGCTCCACCTTCTGCTGGGTCACCAACTAGGTTTGAAGTAGTTCCGGGGATATAATCAATAGTCATTTATGCTCTCCTTAAAATTGAGCTACGTTAGAATAAGTAGCCACCATAGAACCACCTTTAACTTTTCTTTTTGTTTCTTCATTGTTTAATTCGATAATAGCTTCTTTTTGTTTTGCAAAAAACTTAGCAGCTCTTTCGTCTTCCCCAATATAATCTAATGCGTGTGCAACTGCACCCCATAGTAACATGCGTTCGTGGTCATCACGTAGCCAGTTAGGGACCTCAGTACCTGTGTAGTACAGGTTACTTCCTGTTGGAAACTCTACACCCCCAGCGCCCGGAACCCCATTTGGAGTAGCTAAGCCTGCATTAATATTAGCTTGGTTAACTACATAAGTTGCATCAAGGTCAGGGAGTCTACGGTAGTAGTATACTTCAAACCGATCGCCTATCTCAGCCTTAGGCTCAAAGACAAGTGCTCTACCTTTCCTTGCAAAGTTGTTATTGTTTTTAGTCATATCCTTATCTTGCATTGCAAACAAAGAAAGTCGTTCGTTAAATACAGTGCGATTACTTTGATTGTCTACTTTGCTAAACTGGATGAGTTCTGAAAGGTCTGAGGGCATCAAGATAGAATCCTCACCTTCAGTCTCGCTAGTAATGGCATTGTAGACAAAGGTATGCTCTAGCGGTGGAATACGTAGGTTCCGGTAGCAGTAGTCTGCTGAGTAATCTAAAAAGTTTTTTACTAAGGCATCTGTAAGAATAGACTCATCCCGGTTAACCCAGTTTCTAACTTTAGTTACAATAGCGTCATATAATGGAGTTGACATTGTTTGTCTCCTGTTTTAACCACGAGCCCTTGAGATGTTAGAGGTTAACAGGTCGGGGTACTCTGATTTAATTATTCTTTTAAGTTTAGCAACATCTTCCTTGTTGCTCATAAATTCTGACTCATGGAGATTTAGTCCATGAGTTGTTAAAATCTCTAGTGCTACAATATCAGGTATGATAGCAAAGGACCTGTAGTGTGACGCATCGCCATTAGCGGCTTGTGCATCACGGGAGTTTTTAGCGAACTTAAGGTATTCGGATACATCCTGATGTACCTGCATAGTACCGCCATAATAACTTCCTTTAATTTGGTTATCCATTTTATCCTCCATAGGTAAAAAGAAGGGGCCCCCAAAAGGGAGCCCCAAAGGTACTAGGGGTTATGCACCACCCAGACCAACGATCATACCAGCAGACTTCGGGCTAGAAACGGCAAGAGTACACTCTTCCACGATTTGACCGATAGTGCTGTCGCCCTGCTGACCGACTTCAGTTTCCTGAAGGGGACGCAGAGTAGCAATCTTAAAGAACGAGGGATCGTAAACCAGAGCACAGAAATCTTTACTGTTGGTGCTAGCATCAGAGCCAGTGTTGAAATCCAGACCCATGATGTAGTTAGGTACGATTTTGATAGAACCGAAATCAGAATCGAATAGCTCGATGCTCTGACGGATCTTACCAGTGTCGTCCAAGTTACGTACAGTGTTCTGAGCAGTACCGTGTGCCTTAGAAGACAGCTCACGCTTGTTCTTCGGAGAGGTCATCAGGGTAGTAGCCTTACCACCTTGCTCGTAGATAGTCTGCATGATGTCATCAACGTCAGACAGCTCGATAGCATCAAGGTTGTCATCAGCAGTTGAAGCAGTACGGTCGATAGTACCAGCAGTACCAACACCCTTAGAGCTAGGAGCAGTGTATGCACCAGCAGCACCAGCGTTAACTACGTTGTCGTTTACGAATGCCTGATAGCCACCCATAGTACGAGTACCAGAACCGTTTGAGCTGTTGAAGCTGTGAATCAAATCAAGCTCAAGATCTCGACGCATTTCAGTACCGACTTTCTTTAGCTGGTAAGCGTACTCATCAGCAACACCGGCTTGGTCTACAGCACGCTTAGTGCCAGAAACCTGTACGGTCTTAGAGTTAATCTGAGTGTAGTTACCGAGACGAGCACGATCACCACCAGCAGACTGAGCACCAGCAATAGTTGAGAAGGTAGAACCTTCAGCAACAGCGTTAGAGCCTGGAGCCAAAAGCTCATCAGTTTGCCATTCGTGGAAGATACCCTTAGATTTGCTCTTACCAATAGAAGCCATGAACGGAGTTTCGTCACGGGTAACCATTGAGATAAAGTTAGCGAGATCTTCTGTTTCTGATTTACGACTACCTACAGCCGTGGTTGTAAAGTTTGTTGCAGCCATTTTATTATTCCTTATAAATTAATAGTTTAATTGAATCTTATTAATATTAGCGGAACTTGCTTAATGACTTAAGAAATTCTAATTGAGATGCATCATCGCCAGACCCTGAAAGGACCTGATCACGACGAGCAGCAGCTTCTCGCTCAGCACGTTGGCTTTTAGTTCCCTTACGTTTAGTAGGTACACCTTTAGCCTTAGACACTTTCTTTCGCTTAGCAGAGCCTGAGCTAGTCTTTTGCTTAAGTTGACGATAGTCATCAACAAACTTAACTACTCGGGCATCAAAGATAATATCAAGGAACTCTTCGGGAACTCCTTCTCCTAAAGCAAAGTCACGAACAGACTCAGCATCAAAGTCTGGCACTAGGTCTTGAATCTCAGACTCAAAGGTTTCCATAAGGCCATCAACTTGTAGCTGAAGTTGTTCTTGCTGTTGCTGTTGAATTGCACCAGAAATACCTTCACGTTCATTACGTGCTTGCCAGTATTTTGCCTGTGCAGTTTCTCGTTTATCTTTTAGCTCATTAAGCTCGTAAGTATCTCCGTTTTCACGGGCTGTCTTAATTTTAGATTCTAAGTCATGGAACTCTTGGGCTAACACAGTTTCTTGTTGTTGTAGCTGTGTAGCTAAAGCGGTCCCAAGTTCTACAACCTGATTAGTCTTGCCTTCATATTCTTCTTGCAAAGACTTCTCAAGTTCACTAACTTCTCTACCCTTCTTAGACAAGTGTTGATCAGTAGCAAAACCTTTACGAAGTTCTGACAAAGAAACATATTCAATCTCTCCATCAATCTTGACAGGAACTTGATAGTCCCAGTCTACTTCCTCTTCATCCGGCAAATCGTCATCTCGGGTAGAATCATCTTCATCCTCATACTCTTTATCGTCTTCAGCGTCTTCCTCATAATCATCGGTGTCGTCTTCATCTGTGTCGTCATCCTCGGGTCCTTCGTCATCCACAGAATCTTCCGGGTCAAGATCAGATTCATCATCATCTGGTAGAGATTCCTCCTCAGGGACAGTGAGACCTAAAGCCTCACCCATTGGGCCCATTGGAACTGGAATGTCATCGAATGATTGACTATCTTGACCAGCATAAAAACCAGCGTCATCCGAACGGGTAGAGGCTGTAGTGTTTTCGTTGCTCATAATTTGTTATCCTATATTAGTCCTGTTTAACCGCTGCCTTCTTCTTAGGCGCTCGGGGTTTAGCAATCTCTTCTAAAATAGCCAGAGCTTGACTTGCATTGATAAGGTCTTTTGCAAAGAGGCGAGCTTTACCCGGCCCTATAGACATTTCATCAATAATAGCAAATAAAGATCTATTAGTATTCTCTATTGCCTTGTTTAATTGTTTTTCTTTTAATCTAGTATAATCCACTTATTCGTCTCCTTCTTGAGATCTATTAACTTCCATTTGCTCTTGGTTAAAGCCAAAGGTTTCAATTTTAAGTAGACGTTCTTTGACTGAGCCAAGGCCCATGGCAACATGATACAGATACTCACGCTCTTTGTTACAGTGTGGTTCTGTGATTAACCATTGTGTGAAGAGGTCTACTAGGATGTCAGAGTAAGCTTCTGTGAAGAACTCGTCTCTTTCTTTCTTAGCAAACATTGCACTTGACAATGCTTCTTGAGAATCAATAAACGGATTAGCTTTATACTCTCCGGTCTTATGATCCATTTTTGGCTTAAACTTTCGTTTAGCCCCTTCTTTATACTTATTCACTATATCTCCTCAGTTAGTGTCGTAAGTTTGCAGGGCCCATCTGGGCCCCACAGTTCATTAAAGTATACCACACGCTTTATCAGATACGCTCCAGACTAAACTGGGGTGGTATATTTAAAGATTGGAATCACCCCCTTACATCATACCTCCACCACCTTGTCCTAAGAAAGCTTCAATAGCATCAGGAGTAGGGGCGATCTCTTCCTGCTGAGGGCCTTCTTCTTCCTTCGGCTTTCCGTTACCTTGTGGCTGGGTCATTGTTTGCTGAATTAAATCCTGCGCCGTTGCGTACATTTCCTGTACGTTCGGCTGTTCCGGAACGACTTGTCCTTCCTTCCCTGCAGAAATACTTAACTTTGCCCATTCTTGATATGACTTATCTAAAGCTACAACAAGCTGCTTCAGGTTATCCTGAATAGCATTCTGAGATTGCACATTAGTGTAATCGACGTTTGCTTGGTCGAGTGCCATCTTAGTTTGGATGGTTTGCTCTTCCATAGCTTTCTTCATCTCAGCTGCCTTAGCCTCTTGTTGTTTGCCCTCCATTGCTGACTTTTTATACTCTTCGGAAGTGTAGTCTACTATGTAGTCTAACGGGTCTTCACCTAAAGCCTCAATGGTTTTAAATGCAATAGTAGCTGGTGCTGTGGGGTTTACTGCCCCTTGGAAACCAACCTTAACCAGACCGGGTAGCACTTGCTCACCAATCATTTGCATCTTTTTCATTACAGTTGCATTGCTTGAATCACCAACATCTGCTTCTACTTTAAGCATCATAGCATCTGGTAGTGTCTTAAGATCAATGGTAGAGTAGAAATCATTACGATCATAGTACCCTACTTCCTGCCCACGCATCTCTTTAATCATCGTCTTATACACACCTTCACAGAGATCGGCTAAGCCTGTCTCCATAAATCTTCTGGCGATATGTTGGATACGTGTTTGTGCTGCGGATTGCACAGATGACACTTTCTGCTCTGAGTTACCAGACACATAGAGAGTATCGTTTAGACCTTGGGCTGCTTTTGAAAGCCCGTTAGCCTGTTCCTTATGCTTCTGCAAGAACTCAAGCAGAGGCACTGTACCTGTGGACATAGCTTCTGGTGGCATGTTCTGCACAGCCAGAGCTGGGTTACCATTAGTAGGTACAATTTGTTTTGGTTTCATATTCTGCAAAGCAGAGAAGTCAACAACGTTAGGGTCAGCTAGCTTCGGTGAGTAGTTAGTTAAGTAAGTATTCTCAACAAAACCACGCAGGATAGCTGTAGACGCTAGGGTTGAAGGTCGAGTCATGTCAGCCATAGACAGACCAGCCCACTCGTGTGGGATGTCAAAAGGCTTTAGCTCACACACTTGAACCGACTCAACATCTTCTTCAAATAGGATGTTATCGCCCACAGTGATAAATCTTTTAAGCTCAGCAATACCGTCACCATCACGATCAACACGTAGCCAGCACTCAACAACACTAGCTATCATGTTAGCTTCAGTTGTTTGGCTTTGGTTGTGTGAAAGGTTTGATAGACCCACAGAGGTCCTACGGGCTGCTTTCTCAGTATTTATAGCAGACATAAAGGTGTAACGGTCATCAGTGGATTCCCAGTCAATCTCATCTGCAAACTCTGGGTACATCTTACGAATCTCAGATCGAGTCATATCCTCTTGGATACCAACGAAGGATGCATCTTGAATAGAAGAAGCCCCTTGGTTAATAAGGAAAGACTCAGGCTGGATGTTACGGATCTTTACGCCACTCTTATTGTGGGTACGCTTTACACGTACTTCTTTATACACACCAGTCTCATCCATGTAGAGGTCACCAACTACTTCTACTTCAGCATCAGCTAGTAGAATGTCAAGGGCCTCAGGGGTGATCTCTTCATACTCATCAAAGCTTAGCTCGAAGTCTTCAACGTACTCCCAAGCTACTGCAGCATTCTTCCATAGGAGAGCTGCTTTCATCCAAGTATTAATCAAACCCCAACCACTGTTCTTTTTAAAGATACAGTAGTTAACAAGGTCAGACGCTGTACGAGCATCGTGGACACCTTTAGGTGTGGAGTTGCATGGTATAAATTTTGCTAGTTTTTTATTATCTAACAACAGTTCAGATAGAACTGCAGAGTACCCCTCGATAGCCTCAACGGTATCTGAGGATACAATCTTAGATACACCCTGTGGGGCCAAATGTCCTACAGGCTGCATCGCATATTCGTATGTTGCTTTCTCTCGTTCATCTGAAAGTTCAGAGGAATCAAGGAAGTTACCTTGCGAGTTAGTTACTTCTGAGTTAATGATGTTCATCAGCTCATCATCTGTTACTTGTTCCTTATATCCTTGGGGGTCTGTCATTTCATATCCTCTTATATTGGATTAACACAATCCATCATTCATTCGTTAAAATAGGTTCCTGTAGCTTCTTTTTCCCGAAACACGTATGTCACCCTAAACCACAGCGTTAGCTGGAGGACTAATGGGGAAACTTTACAACTATAGCCAAGCAGTAGTGTCCTCCACATACTGTTGGTTTTGGAAGCCGACCCTAGTATTGGTCAGCCTATCTCTATGAGTCCTAAGGACTTCAAGTGCTATAGCTGTTGCAATAACGGTGTCATCGTGAGCACCGGATATGGCATTGGTACGACCATTGGCATCAGACACGTAATCCATGCATTCTTGGATGATTCGTGCGGACGCAAGGTTAATGTCATCATTCTCGATTGCGTTCTTAAGATGCCCTATGATCATGGGTTTAGTAGCTTGCGTTGTACGCCATCCAAGACGGCTGCCTTCCTCATTAGACACGTTAGCTACTTTGGTTTGATGGTACAGGTTCACATACTTCATCTGCTTGAGACGGTTCAGTGTTGCTATACCTAAGGAATTAGATTCAACAGCTAACAAAGCATTGTTGTAGTATCTTCCTAAATAGAATAGTAAGTCACCATATTGGGTTGGATCTATTCTATTATTTCTAAATAAAGCTACAACTTCATTATCAGTATTCATCACAGCACAAGCGGAGGAATCTTGACCCACCCCTAATGCACAGTCAGCACCGATAACAAAGTTCTCATCAAACTTCGGATACTGAAAGATTTCTAAATTACCCTCCGAGTGATCCTCAAAGGTTGATGATACTAAATTGAAAGATTGACTCTTCATTACTTTTGAAGGAATCAATGACTGCAACTTCTCAATGTCAAACACATTAGACCCTGAAACCTGAAATGCTTCTTCAGGAGTACAAGGGTACTCTTGTTTAAATTTACTAAGACCACCTTCCGCTACCTTAAGTCTACGCCAGTAAAGCTGTTCTATGTCAAGACCATGTAAGGTCTGTAGCTTCTGCTCGTCTTCTGTAAGGGTCTCTTGGAACTCTTCGGGTTCTAGTACTGTTCTTCTATATTCCGGCATCAAATACCACGGTACAAAGATAGGAACGTAATCGTTCTCACCATTTACTGCACCTTTCCATAATCTGTGGAACTCGTTACCAACACCATTAGCGGTGGACTCAAGTATAACTTCCGTACCATTTGCTTCTGATATACCCTGAAAGAGACCTGCAAGGATCTTCTCATCATGGGTCCAAAAGGCTACCTCTGATAGGTGAGCAATGGTTGGTGTTGTACCTCGACCAGCTTCAGGAGATCCTGCCGTGTAGAGTCTATAGCCCGATTCATTGTGCTCGAACATAATTTCTTTGGCATTGGATTTCTTAAAGGTTGGTCTATACTCTTCGGGCATGTTGGAGATTGTATTCCGTGACATGTTAAAGAGGGAGTCAGATGTGGCTGAGTCATGTGCCATTACAACTGACTTGTTGTGTGCATTGAAGTAAGACTTCCAGAATACCCTTGCAACTGCAAAGGTTGATAGACCCATCTGTCTACCCTTAAGGACTATGGCCCTGACACGGCCTGTCTTCTTAAGCTGCTCATCTATCTTCTCATTAACTATCTTCTGAGCCTCATTGAACTCAAAGGGTATGAATCCCATAGAGGAATCTTTAGTTAATATCTTAATCTGTTCTTTAGAGAACAACTCAAAGTCCCCTTCATAGTCTGCTAGCTTCTTACGCTTTTGGACTTCTTTAGCTACTGCTAGCTTCTGTTTGTTATTCATTCTAGTCCTCCCAGACCTAAAGTTTACCAGAGAGAGAAGAACCATAGGAAGTATTATCCTATAGTCTTACCTCTAAGGTATCTAGCCGTGTCGAGGATGCCTTAGGGTCCCTAGGGGGAAGGGGGCATTAGTCTCCACACAGAATATCTGTATTCTCCATATAGGCCCTGTGGGTCTATAAGGTCTTAAGGCCCCCTTCGTACCTTAAGCTACAATGTTCAGTGGGTACCTTAAGGGTACCAATCTTACTACTGTCGGGTAAGCTCTACCATTAGGTATAACTTCCTACGTATTCTCTCTCTCTATAAGGTACTATAATAGGATTTAAAAGGGTCTTTAGGGAGTACA